CTTGACGAAATCATAGCCGGCCTTCGGCGCGGCAAGGGAGATACCCTTGACCACGCCGGAGAGCGCGCCGCCGGCCTCCGCATGCGGCTTGCCGTAGAGATGCTGGACCAGGCCCTCCGCGGTGACGCCCGCCGGGCCGGCGGCGAGCAGGTGGGCGACGGCCTTGTGCTTCAGCGTACCCTTCTGGATGCCGGCTCCGGCTCCGCCGCCAGTGGTCCACTTGCCCATCTCGTCGCGCGGCTCATTCTCATCGTAGTCGAAGAAGAGGGCGAAGGCGTCCGCGTCCTTCTGGACCTGCTTGGCCTTGTTAGCCGCGGAGAGCATCTTGAACGGATCGGGCTCGAACTGGCCCTTGGGCAGGAAGCCAGGCGGCGGCGTCGATGGTTCCTCCGGCGGCGGCTCCTCTTCCGGCTCCGCGCCGAACTCATCGATCGCGTCCTGGAGACCGGGATAGACGTCATCCTCGATCAGCTGGTTGACCACGCCGGTCCGCAGCGCATCCTCATTAAGGATGCCGGTGCCTACGTATATCTGCGTCGTCTGGGCCTTCTGGAATGCAACCTGGGCCTCTTCCGCCGGAGTCGGCTGGTACAGCGGGTTCCAGTTGTAATCCGCGTCGATGCCGGACGGGCCAAGCGCGGAGCAGGCCAGGCAGATGTCAAGCGGCAGCATCCGCGGCTTGTACTTTGTTTTCTGGTCCGCAGAGATGGTGTCGTAGTAGTTCCGGATGTCGACCTCGCCGCCGGAGCCGCCCTTGCTGTCGAGCCCCTTGCTCGGCGCGGAGCCCATGGCGCGGGAAACCGGAATGCCGCCCGCGGCACAGGCCACCTGCATAATCGCGTTGATCAGCTCCGGCGTGCTGCCAAAGGAAGTGGTCACGCGCTCCCACTTCTCCGCCTCGTCGAGGAGCAGCGTGTTAATCGCGCTCTTGGCCGCGTTCGCCGCGGTGAAGCGCGTGAGCAACTTGCTGGACGTCTCCGGCGTAGAGAGTGCCCGCGAGAGGTTGGGGACGGAAACGACATCCATCTTCATGTCGTTGATCAGCGCGGCGAGGCCGGCGATGGTCATCCCGAAATCCTTGAGCGCGTCCTCGCACGTCTGGAGCACCGGGTCGCCCCAGCCGCCGCCCATCGGGGCGAGGCGCCAGTCCGGAAGCTCGTTCCCGGAGAACTCCACGACGCGAGACGGATGGATGCCGATCAGGCCCGGCGAGGCGTAGGCCTCCATCCGGTTGCGCTCCTGCCCCGGGCCGGCGATGTAGGAGCGGGCCGGAGGCGACTGCCCATAGGGATAGTTCTCGGCGATGCCGCCGGGCCGCGGCAGGTTGTTATTCGCCGGAGCGGAGCCGCCCTCCTCGCCGTAGAAGCCGAACATCGGCGTCGCCACGGTGTAGTATTCCGGTCGGGTATAGTAGGGGCTGTCGACGTTATAGATGCGCGGCCCGGCGTTGAGCTCATAACGATTGAGTACAACGACGAACTTGAGCGCGCCCTTCTCGATCTTGGTAAGGTCGAGCTCCTCCCACGGCATCCCCTGGTCAACGCCTAACACGAGGGCGGCGCCGCCGTAGAGGCGGGCGCGGATCAGGGCCTCGCGCATCTTGCGCTGGACCTGGAACGCCTGCTCGATCTTCTCGATCTTGGCAACGTCGGACTTCTCTACGAGCCACGTCCGCCACTCGCGGGTCGCATCCTCCGCCGGAGCGTCGACGATCTTCCGCGCCAGCCAGTCCGTCCGGTACATCTTCTCAAGGACGTTCCGGTCGATCCAGCTATAGTGGTAATGGGTGCTGACCCGCGGGTCCTTCGACGTACCGAGCCCGGTAACGAAGTTGACCAGGCTGTCCCGGAGATAGGAGATGGTGCCGGAGGCGTGCGAGACGAGGCTCAAGCGGAGGTCTCCTGCTGGTTACGGCGGGCTAGACGGCGAGCGGCGCGCTCCGCTTCCCGGCGGCCGGCGGCCGGGTATGTCTTGCCCTTCGCTTGCGGATCAACGCCGAGACGCTTGCCCGTCTTTTTGTCGTAGCGATTGCGCCAGGAGAAGCGGGCGTTCATCACGAGCACCCGGTCGTGCTGCCGCAGCCTTCGCACGTGGCACAGTGGCCGGTGCGGCGCATGCGGGTAGAGCCGCAGTGAATGCAGACGTCGCCGGTATAGCCGGCGCCCTTGGCCTCGCCGCGGGTCATAGTCGCCGCGACGTGCGGCGAGGTGGTCGAGGTCCCTACGGCCTCGAAGCCATTGATCACGTTGGATCGCCCCTTGCGATCGAAGCCTGCCGACATCTTCCGTTGCTCCCTCTCTGCCGCGCGCCGGAGATGACGCGCGCTGCTGTGCCGCCGGCCGATATCGTTCGCCAGGGCCATGAAGTTAACTCGCATGGCTAGTCCACCCACCCCATTGTGCTGTCGTACGTGCTGCCGGAAATCATCAGTTCCATCAGGCCCCACACTCCGGCGTCCACGCGATCCGGCGAGCCTTCGCCGATATAGCCGTAGGTGGTCATCTGGCAGTACTGTTCCTCGAGGTCCATGAGCTCATCCGGCGGCGCGACGTGCGAGACCAGCTCACGCTCGTAGAGCGTTGCGATGGGCTCCGCCCGCAGCACCTTGCCCCGCGATGCGACGACGTCCGCATAGGAGACGGTAACGTCCAGCCTCTCCGCTGCCGCCTGGATGGTCGCCTCGACCATGGCGCCGCCGAAGTTCTTCTCCCCGATGATCCGGTCCGCGCCGAACTCAACGTAGGCCTCTATCGCCCGCTTCGCCCACTGGGCCGGTGAGAGCTTGCAGGAGCGGTCCGCGAGGATATAGCCGCGGCCGTCTACCCCTCGCCCTGCGACTACGATGCCGATAGAGTTGGCGCCCAAGTCGGAGGCGTTCTTCGCGCCGGACGGGTCTACTGCAACGACTATGCGCTGCATGTCCGGCAGGCGGATGGGCTTGCGAGCGGCGTCGATCATGTCGCGGGTCCAGAGCGCGCCCGGAGCGTCCTCGAGTATCTCCGCGTCAATCTCCTGCCGGCCAAGGCGAGTGCCGACGCGGGGAGCGATGACGTTATCCATAAATACCTTCGACAGGTGATACTCGTTGTCGTAAGTAGAACCTATCGTTGTATAAGTAGAGGCGAGGGCCTTCAGGCGTTTGATCAGCGGTATGGGCCGCGGGGTTGTGGTCACTATCCCGCGCGGCGTGCCCTCGCGCATGCCGAACAGCATATTGGTCCACCCATCCTCCGCCTTCCTCGCTTTGGCGAGCTCATCCCACCAGAAGAAGGAACCGGAGGCACCGCGTGTCGAGTCGGGGTCCTCCGCAGAGAATAGGAGAGCCTTGCATCCGTTTGGCCACTCCAGCGTCGTCTTGCCAGGGTGGTGGGTAGGGCGATAGTCCGGCGGACCGACGTTGCGAAAGCCGCTCGGGCCCTCTATCGAATACTGCCGCATATCGAATGCGGTATCTGCTACGAAGCTCATCAGCTTCGGCGCGCCCGGCGGGGCGATAAGCGGGCTGGGCCCGCGGCAGAGCCGGGAGATGTTCTCGGTCGCCGTCCGGGTTTTACCCCAGCCGCGGCCGGCGAGGATCAGCCAGGTGAACCAATCGCCCGGCGGCAGTTGCTGGTCCGGGCGACCATAGAAGGCCCAACTATACTGAAGGTCCCTCGCTTGGCTCGAGGTCAATGACCTCAGCGCCAACTCCCGCTCCGACTCTGGCCGCAATGCCAGCAAGACTGCGTCGGATTGTTTCGAGGGCATCCGTCTCATTGGACTCGTCTTCCGGCGTCTGGTTCCTCAGGTTTACGTCGAGAGCCTGCGGAGCCTTGCCCCAGGCACGTTCGAGCAGCATGCCGATTGCGGCGAGCTGGACGGCGCCGGTCACGGGGACCTTGACCAGCTTCTCTGTATCGGGCTTCTTGCCGACGCCCTTCACCGTGACCGGAACGACCTGGTAGCCGCGCATCATATCAGCGAGCTTGGCGCAGGCCTCCTCGGTCAGCGGGCGGAGGCGAGCAAAGTCCGGATCGTAGTGGACGATGTTCTTGGGACGGCCCTTGGGGTTGGCGGAGGGCTCACCCTTCTTGAAGGGCTTGCCCCATACCTTCCTGCGGCCGGCTGGGGAGTTCTGGACCGGGTTTGTCTGGGGGAGCATGGGGCGCGGTTACGTTGCTGTTTTCTGGCGGATACAAAAGCACCCCGTCCGCCAGGAGGCAGGACGGGCTGTAGGGTCCCGAGCGGACCCGTACCGAACGCGGCTCAATGGGCCAGTGCTAACTCAGGCCGCCTGCCGCGCCGATACTTGCCGGGCCACGTAGAGCTTGGTCTCCCGGCGAGACCCGAACATATGGACCGCCACGGTAATCGAACCGCGGCTCTCCAACTCTTTGATCGAAGTAATGATGCCAACGATACCGGCGGCTTCATCGATAACCACCGACTCTCCGACGGCATAGCGCACCGGAGCGGCCTCCGGCTCCGCTTCCTCGCGCCAGACGGTGCGGGCCAGGAGCGCGGCGATGTTTCCGAGCGGCGAGGGGACATCACCCATGCGGACGACCCGGAGCGGGCCGGCAAGGGACGGCCGGAGGCGGAGCTGGTCTATGGCCTGGTGCAGGCCGGAGCTCGACGCAAGGACGTATCGGGGATAGGCCGGCTCGCGGACCCGGCGGAGGTAGTGGCTCCCGCCACGCAGCCGGACCCGGCGGTCGCGCTCGAGGCTGCGATGCGGTCTGCCCGATGATCGAGCAGAGCATCGGCGGCGCTCCACTCGCGCCGGTATCCGACGTACACTGCATGCCAGATGGTTTGCTGCCGTCTCACCACGTGACCCTCCCCGGGG